GGTAAAGAGTCCTTAAGTCCAACATGATGTTGAACCCGTCTGTCTCACTAACTTAGTAGACCCCTTAAGGGCCACGCTAGGTAGCATTCGACGTCGGTGACGCGCTTCATAGCGCTCTCGGTTACTCATGGTCTTCCAAATATCAAGGATGACCTGCGAGGGAGTAATATTATCTCTCTTGCACCGAGAATCTATCCACTTAAGGACAGGTGTGTCAACGACATCCTCCCAACTGGGTGTCCAGTCAGAATCTCTCTTTTCACGTAACCGCTCCCAATAATACGGAAGTTGGGTCTTAACGACACGGTTATCACTATTCCGATGGAGGTATTGAAACACCCACCGCTGCTTAAAGCAGTCCCAAGTTACGGGCTCATAGAGATACCCAGAAACGGGTCTTTCGACCTTAATTCCTGAATCGTCTGGAAAGAAAGGGGGAACTTGAAGTACCGAATCCTGACTTAAAGCTATTTCAGCTTCAAGCCATTCAAAGGTAAGGGGTAAATCTTCAAGCTCCCATCTCCTTCGGAGTCCGTTATAGATCCGATAGAGATATGCGCCATACGTTCGCCTACCAAGCAGGCTAAATTCGCCTTTAGGTTGAAAAGGACGAACATCGCAACCGCGGTAATAATCACCACCGCAGCTTTCCCGGAAAGCATCTTGTACATAAGTTTTATCCTCATTAAGCAAAAGTTGAAGCTTATTGAAGATATGCACGACGTATTTGTGCATGCGCGAGGGGTATATAAGATCATCCCCGTATACGCTTATTTTACGTACTTGGACGCCGACCAACTCCCCTATTGCCTTCAATAAGCAATAGAATACAAGAGTTTGAAGCGGAAACGTATGTCCCAAACCCATCGTCATCACAGTATTCATCCGAATCCGCGTATCCCCTATATTTACATAGGGTATGCGGCCGAAAAGAAATGCGTGACTCCAACGATTGGGGAGAATCCACTTCAGCAACTCCACAGTTATCGAGTCGCTTGCAGCCGATAAATCAGCTGTAGCGCACTCTCGAGTAACGGAGTATGCTCTGGCTAGCTTCCTGTGTTTATCTTGCAGGCGAGCTATGTCCAGCCCAAAGCTCTTCAAGCGTTTTTGTACCATTCGCCCGAGACCAGAGGTATATAATGTACCTACTAGTGTATCAGGACAGATGGAACGCAAAGCTTTGTAACTCTTAGGAACAAAAGTAAGATTAAGGGTGTCACACACCTTAATACGGCTATTAACCGCATCAATACCACCAAAGACCTCTTGTAAAAGAGGATCTGAAGGTAGCAGCTTCTCTCGAAGCCACCTGATGTGTTCCGTTGAACCTGTAACGTTCTCAACTTTTAGGTCGAGATACGACTCCCGATAAGGAGTACCAACACAGGCCCTCTTGCCGAATCGGCACAAGCTGAGATGCTCATCCTCAGAGTATTCTCCAAGTAAAAGCCGCGCATTCGCGCGAGCCCTCTGTAATACCCTCAATACTAAAGGGGTAATTTCCAAAGGCTGATTAAGTCGGTACTGCGTGTCAAGAAACTTATCTTGAGATATACGCAGCAAGTCTTTATCAGTATATGCATCATGCTCGAACCGGTAACGCTTGTATAGCGATTCCATTTGATATTCCACCTTAAACAAATAAGGAGAAACACAGCTTCGCCCTGGCGCCTTGTAGGACCGATAGGCTGTCAAGTCAGTCTGCATTAATAACTCATGCTGGCGCTTGCCATACTCGGGCCCAAACGTTACTCGAAAATCCCTTAACATGACGAGACCAAGCTTTCGCATGATGCCATCAGTATTAATTTTCTGCATGGGGTTACTCCTATGCGGCAATTATTACTAATTACCTGGCTCCAGTTACCTGGAGCGAGTACAGAATTACTACAGCAGGGAACCTGAGGTCCAATACGCGGTGAAATCAGCATCAGTCAAGAGCTGAGCACCAACCATATTAAGATCCAAGGCTTCCGCTGCAGTTGATTCTGGGTGTACTTCTCTTTCAATACGAATTACGTTATTCACGTAAGTTCCGTCTGCGAGAAGTTTCGGGACCGTATATGTAATAGCTTTACGATCACGACTCCATGCTCCATTCCCATTGAGGGAGGGATTCCTATTTCGAATCGCAACATGTTCGCGAATTCGGAAATCGGCTTGACCTGCGTTGGCGATGTGGATTCCAGATGGAATCACCACACCATCATTGGTGAAAGTTTTATCGCTTCCGCCGGTGGGTGTCATGGCTGTCGCCCCTGACTTAATTATAGCACTATTCAGTGGCATAATTTATCTCCTGCGCCAATTTCTTGGCATATCGCCCCATAACAGGGCTAAAGAGGTAAGCAAATTCTGAAGTTCCAGATATTTGCGAGAATATGCCGGCAGTGCCGGCAAGCTTAGATTCACGCGGCGTTCAAGCCGTTCTTCTATCCATGTATAATCGGATGGAGAACCGCTACAACTACTACCGCCAATTGTAGGATTACTGACCTTAGATGTGTACACTGTAGTGCACTTATCTGAGACACAGTTACCTAAATATTGGATGACAGGGTCTGGGGTCATGTTTCTGATCCAAGAACCTACATCGAGAATCCAATCTACAACGAAGCTCTTAGTCACAAGTTCCCATAAGTTTCCGGGAAGCTGTGGCCAGCTGTAACCAAGGACCCTTGAGGTCCAATCGCAGGCGGAGAGGTTTACATTATAGTAAACAATCGCCGTAACTACATGGCTACGCTTTAGAACATCGCTACGTGTAAAAGCGAAGCTATCAAAGCCTGAAGTAGCAATATTGCTATATCCAGACTCATCCTTCTCACCTCTTGCACGTTTTCTCTGAATACCGCCAATAGTTTTACGCTTCTTAGTTGCATAATCGATGATATCTGATATGTCTGATATAAGCGGCTTAACGCCGTATAACCAGGTTAACCAGGATCCCGATGCAGCATCACCAAGGCGTTCGCCTACACGGTAATTTGGGGCTTTTCGCAAAGCCTTTTTCAGAGCCTTCATAGGATTGTTCAAGAGTTGGATAGTTTCACCCAATTCTCCCGCCATAACAAAGAGTTCCAAATCCGCATCTTTAGTCTTGGCATAAGCTTTAGCCAATAGATACGAACTCAAAGAGCTCTCAAACGAACCACTCGGCTGTGACAAACCCCCAAAATTATAGGGACCTGTTACAGTTAGTGAACGGTTCTGGATTACGGGCCCCTTATAAAATAGGCGTCCGTTCGTCATGGAACCAATACCTTTACTAATAATTACTGGATTCAAGCGCAACTGACCCGGGATAAATTTTCCCCCTTCCACAGAGTCTAAAGACTCAACGCTACCTACAGGTTTACTGTAGGTTGGAATACCGATAACGTCTGATTGGACTATACCGGTACTACTTAAAAGCAATGTGCGGACGGGGCCTAGGTAGTGTAACTTGTTTCTTGTTTTCATTAGCAAAAGCTCCTACGAAAGTAGACAGGAGCCCCCACCATGGG